GCGACGAGTACGGAACCAGCGTTCCGATGTGGCGTGCAACCCACTTCTTGGCGACCTCGGGATCCTGCTGACTGAGCATATCGATAGCAGTAGACACGCCTTGCAGGTAGCTCTTGTTCGACAGGTTGTTGACCAAGGCGTACCACACGCTAGCTACTGCCGACTCTGTCAGCTCTGCGTTCTCGTTTTCAAGGTGCGTGTACTTCATAGCCAACGACAAGTCGGCCAGAGTGCCCAGCATCGTTGAGAACGGGTCGAGGCGGTTGTAGGCGTACCAAGTGTCGCCAATCTTGAAGGAGTACGGCTGGAATCCAGCAGTCATCCAAGTCTTGCGCTCATCGCGGTTGCGGGGGCCATAGCCAGTCACCGTGCCGCCTGCTGCCAGAGAGAATCCAGCAGCAAACAGGGCTGTGCCAGTAACAGCGCGACCAACAGCCTCAGCCTTCACAATCGGATCAGGGCTGGTCAGCTCCTTGTAGAGGCGCGTTTCCTGATTGGAACCAAACTTGGCAACAAACTCAGGGAATCCGAGCTTCGTAGCTTTCCGAGTGAACGACTCGCCCAGCTTCTGGCGGGTGTACTCAAGCACATGGTTGCCCGGGAAACGGTCTCCAGCGTAGATCAGCGAGTTGATCGGCGTGGTGACAAACGGCAAGAACAGGCGTAGCGACTTATGCTCGGCTACCGCACGATTGACAGTCTTCTGCCAACTGAAGCGCGGGTCAGCCTGCATAGTGTCTTCCTTGGCAGCAGCCAACGCTGCGTCACTCATGCCTTGGAAGTTGTACTTGTCTGTTTCACCTGCACCGACAATCGCGGACGCTTTAGCCCATTGAGCGTTGCGGTAGTCTTCCGCAAACTTCTTGATCTCTTTAGCCGATCCCGTAGGAAGTGCAGCACGGGCGGCTGCTTGACCTTCAGCAAGGAGTCGGCGGTTAGAGATGAACTCACCGTCAACGATTGCCATGTCCATAGCTTCCTTAAGGCGGCTAGCGGCTTCGGGGCCAACAACACCGTTGGCCTTCAGCGACTCCTGCACACGGGCGTAGAGCTGACCGCGATAGTTGAGCTGCTTGAAGAACTCGTCGCCAGTCAACACAAGACGCTGCGGCAGGCGGATAAAGCCGAGCAGGAAGTCAGCCGAAGCCTCCGAGTCACGGGCGTAGTTCTTGGCGGCATCGCCGGACAAGCCTTTCTTGTACGCCGACTGGAGTGCGCCCTTACGGATGCCCGGCAAGTTCTTGCTAGTCCACGCCTGATTCGACTTAACATCGAACGGAGAACCAGTACCGATGGGGCGTTCACTCTTAAACGCTCGGCGGGTGATGTCCAAAGCGGAGCCTTCCACCAAGGACGGGCCACCCTTACTCGGGGCCAGCGTGAACGACTCCAAGAACGCTCTGGTCATGCCAGCGTAGGCATTCAGGCCGACCTGCATAGCGCGTAGACCATTGGTATCGCCAGTTGCTCGCGCAATAGCTCCACCAAGGATCTGCTCTACAGGGCGCAGCATCATGGTCATGGAGTTGGCGGTCAGAGCCACGCCAGCCCAAGTAGACGACGAGGAGATCAGGCCGTTGATCCACCACTCGTTGTGGAAGTCCCAGAAGCCGACCATCTTGACGGCCTTAGCCATCTTCGACACAATCGGGCCTACCGACTCGCCACGGGCGACCTTCTCTTCGATGACGCTCTTGTACTTGTCGAGCGTCTCCATGACCTTCTCGCGGCCACCAAGCTGTTCAAGGATGTTCTTAAGACCATCTTCGCCATACTGCTGGCGCAGGTAGTCCAGCTTTGCAGCCATCTCTTCCGAGTAGCCCGGCATAGCCGATGCAGGCGTAAACGCTGCGGACTTAGGCTTGCGCGGGGTAGCGGTAGATGCTGTGGAGGTAGCGGTAGGCGTAGCCGGAACTGGCGATGCAGACGGCGCACCGCTTGGCGTAGCCACAGGAGACGGCGTAGGCGTAGGCCCAGTCGGCGGGGCGATCTTGACACCGACTGCTAGGGACTCGTCCAGCTTAATCCGCAGCGAGGTCAGCAAGCGACCAGCTTCGCTGGACACGGAGCCAACTGCGCCGATGAGTTCGCCGTGACCCACAGCACGAACCAAGGTCATGAGCAACTCTTCGTTCGTGACGCTGCCATCGGCAAAGCGCGGAGCCATGATATCCAGCTCCTTGACGATGTCAGAGCCGGACTTGATCAGCATGAGCTTGCCATGCAGGATCTCAGCACGCAGCTCCACAAGCGTTTTAGCGCGTGCGCGGAGGTGGGTTGCCAAGTCGTAGGTAGAGATGCCAGTCTCTTCGGCAATACGGTCTAGGCCATCCTTACGCATAGCCGCCAGCGAATAGGTATCGAGGTTCTTGTTGGTCAAGCCCTTAGCGGCCAGATCGCGACCAACGATGAACCGCTCCATAACACGCAGGAACGAAGCCTCCGTGCGCGTGATGTCCATACGGGACAGGTTCAGCATCCCCATGTTGGACATCAGCCATGCTTCCGCTAGCTGCTCAGGGGACTGAGCGCGGGGGTTGACACCCTCAGGGCCAATCGTGGCGGGGTTGTTCTCCCACCAATAGATAAGGTCTTCGGCATCTTCCCTACCGAGCTTCTTACCCTTAGCCACCAGCTCGCCAATCTGCTCGGGAGTGCGGCGCGAACGACCACCCGGGGCCGGAGACGGCGTAGGCGTGGGCGGAGTTGCAGGCGGCTTACCGCCACCACCAGCACCGCTCGGCGTGGGTGTAGTGGGCTTGGCGGGAGGCGGAGTCGTTGGCGGCGTTACAGTAGCCGGAGGTGAGTACTTACCGCTATCGTCGAAGTTCATCGGCTTCTCGACGATGGTCGTGTCCTTCGTATCCTTCAACGCCTGCTTGATGCGCTGGCCGTGGGCGACGACCTGTTCGACATCAATACCCGCTGCGGCAAGAGCTGCCTTAAACTTAGCCTCAGACTTGGACGGCTTTGCGCCTGCAAGGATGTACGCGACCTTGTCAATATCACGGGCAAAGGTCAGCGTCTCAGAGCCATAGCGCGGCGTAGATCCGCTTAGGTCTCTAGGCAGCTTGAAGTCGTCAAAGGCTGCGGCAGACGGCTGCGGAGCTGCGGCAGGTGCAACCTCGGCGCGGCCTTCAACAACTTCATCGACCTCAATCGCTTCCGGCTGCATCGCAGCGTTGCGGCTCGAAATGAGATCAGCGTCCTTTACAAGTTTAGCTTTAGAAGCTGCATCCTGCGCGGTAGCCGACTTGAGCTTGCTAAGATCGGCGTTATCCGCCTTAGCCAGTTTCATGTCAGACTTAAGGAGCTGGATCTCAATCTCGGTGATGTTGTAGTTGGGATCGTCAAGATCCATCCTGCGGCTAATACCTAGCAGGTTATCCAGCTTCGCTTGTAGGTCAGCAAGGAACTGAATCTTTGCAGCGTCCGGCGGCTTTACGGCAGCAGCTTCGATGGCATCCGCCACCTCTTCGACGACCTCGCCACGGGCCACCGCAGAATCAGCCACACGCTCGGCCACCTGCGGGTTAGCTTCAAGGTGCTGCTTGACGGCAACCTCAATTTCAGTCTTAGGTTCTTCACCGCTTACGACAGCATCGACTGCCTTAGAGACCGTAGATTCGGTCTTAGCGCGACGACGAGTCCGTGCGGCGGATTCTTTAGTGGTGCGGTTCTTGGCCGTTGTGGGGAAGGCGTTGGCGGTTTGTGGGCCGCTGTTGGTTTCCACCACAGATACGGTCGGTTCCGGCGTAGGTTCAGGGATAGCAGCAGGAGTAGGCTCCGGCAAGGGAGCCGCTTCCGCCGCTACAGGCTCAGGGGTAGCAGCAGCTTTAAGCTGTTCCACCTTCTCGGCTAGAGCCTGACGAGCAACGCCAAGCTGCTCTTCGTTAGTGCGGATCATCTTCCGCAGCTCAGTCATACGATTGCGTGCTTCGGCCTTAGCTGCTGCACGCTCATCGCGGCGAAGGTTTTCAAAGTCCTTACTAGCAAGCTCGGCTAGCTCTTCTTTGTCGGCGGCTACTTCTTTCTCCAAACTTGCGATGCGCTTGTTTTCGGGCAGCTTCTTGATCTCTGCTTCGATCTCAGGCGTGATAGCTTTAGCAGCCTCAGCAGGCTTGGCTTCCGTAACGGGCTTCTCAATCTTAGGTGCAGCACCAGCAGACTCTTCGCTAATACGCATAGCGACACGGTCGTACTGAAGTTTAACCTTACGGGCCGCTTGCTGCGCTGCACGAGTTTGAGGTGCTTCAGGCCCAAACTTCTTCAAAGCCTCCATTGCCTTGCTTTCCTTATCGGAAAGCTGCTTGGCAATGTCGCTTAGGCGGGTGTCGGAGACCGTAGTCGAGTACGAGCTGCCGCCACTACCGATGGTCAGCTCGGGTTCTTTGATGCCGACCTTTGACAGGATCAGCTTTACCTCTTCTTCGGTAAGCGTCAGCACCGTTCCGAGCTTAGATGCTTCGGTGCGGTCTGTGCCAACCTGTGCAGCCTTGGCGTTGTCTGGCTTGGCCTTAGAGCTGTCTAATGCGTCTAGGATCTCTTTAGCTTTGTCGGAACTAATCGCGTTCTTGGTGACCTGAATATCCAAGAACTTAGAAACAATATCGATGTTTCCGTTTGACAGGCTGTAGCGGCTTTCTGCACGCCACTTAATAAGCTCCTCACCAGTCAACCCACTTGCTTCTAGATCTGCGTCAGCTTTCTTAATCTCTTTCTTGATCTTGTTGATGTCGGTGATTACTTCGGCAGAACCACCAGTCTGATACCCAGTAGCCTGACCGTCCTCCATCAAGTCGCGCAATCCAGCGGCATCTTCCTTGGACAGCATCACGCCGCTTTCATCTAGCGTACCACCCTTGGCTGTGCTCTTGGCACGACCACCTTCAACCTTATCCGTACCCTTAACGGCCTTACGGGCGGCTTCCAGCGTGCGCTTCTTGAGGTTGACCAGCTCAACCAGCTTGTCTACAGCCTCCTTGGTGGGCACGATACCAATGCTGCCCAGATACTCCTCAGCAAAGATCTTGTCCTTAGCTTCATCTTTGGTTGCGTTGGCGTAGCGCACCAAAGCGTAGATGATGTTGTCGCCCTTGACTCCTTCAGCAACCTTGACGGGCGCAGCGTCTGCACTACGACCCAGCTTAGGCAAGCTAAACGCAGCCTGAGCGTCACTATCGAATCCGTTTAGAATCTTGGGGTACGGAACGCTAGCGGCCAAGTCGATACCCGACAAGCCAGCCTGCTTGCCTGCATCCAGAGCCTGCTTGATGGAGTCGGCATCGGTGTCCGTGACCTTGAAGAACTGGCGTGCGTAGGCGGTCTCGACACCAAAGATGTTACCGAGGCTCTGTAGGCGCGAGATGGTGCTGTTTGCAGCACCAGCACGACCACGCAAGTACGAGTTCAGGATGTCATCGGTACGACCTGCACCAAACATACGCCGCATGGTGGACACAAAGTCCGACCACATCATGTTGGTTTGTGCAAGCAGACCGCGCACACCGCCGTCTTGGACAGTCTTGAGTAGATCTAGGCGTTTCTGCGTAGCCAGCGTACCGTGGTACGACCACCACTCAGCAGGGGACACATACTGGTACTCGTCCTTGGCTACGATCTCGTCAAGGATGGAAGCACGCTGCACATCGTCCGCCTCACGCAAACGCTCAAAGCGGCCCATAGCCTCAGGGTTGGCGCGTAGGTACGCTTCGCGCTGAGACAGGAACTCACGGGTGATCTTCCTGCGCTGCTTCTCACCGAGGCTCTGCTCAAGCGAGTGCCACAGCTCGTGCATGATGTCATTGCGTACCGTACCCGCACGCAGCGAGTCACCGAACACAGTAACAACACGCTTCAGGTAGTTGAACGATGCGGTAGCTCCGGCCTCTGTAGAGGCTCCACCGAGGGCAACCGAGACATCGTCAAAGTTACGCTCACCAATCAAGCCCACCATATCGACAACAGCTTGCCGGGCTTGGCCTGTAAAGCCGTCAGCGACCTTGGTGTCTTGCAGCAGCTCGTTGACAGAGCCGCGCCAGACCTCTGCGTCGATCTCGCCAGCTCCAGCTTCAACAGCTAGATCGCGGGTCTCGGGATCCAAAGTACGGTCAAACGGCTTGGCCTCACCGTTAATAGCTTCGCCACGGCCAAGGCGGATAGCCTCAGCGTCAGCCATAGACTTCTTGTCGATGACTGTTTCCCACAGATCCTCAGCAATGCCAGCAGCGTTGATAGCGGCCTCAACCTGCGTCAGTCCGCCCTGACGACCGACCTTGTAGGTCTTAGCCATCTTTGCGCTGCGGAAAAGCATATCCAAGGGAACGCCCAGCAGGCCACCCTCGGCTAGGTTCTTGAGGCGACCCTCGAACTCCGAATCATCCATGTCTGTCGCAAGGTAGCTGCTGACAGTATTCTCGTATGCCGTACCAGCCAGCATATCGGATAGGCGACCATCGCTGCCCTCAAACACAGCGAAGTCTACGATGCCGCCCCGCGCCAACTCAGATGCCAGCGTGTCCTTGCTCAACCACTTACCGACACGGCCCAGCTTGCCTAGCTTACCTGCCGTACCGAGCGCACCGAACGGCAGTAAGAATTGGAGCAGACCTTCGGACAGTCCGCCCACCATAGTCTTAGAAGTGCCAAGGATGCGGTCTTCATCGTCGTAGTCCGGCAAGGCATCAAAGGTAGCCATATCGGCTAGTCCGTAGATACCCTGCACAGCCCCCTCAACAGCACGGGGGATAGACATCAGCAAGTCAGCCGTATCGAAGATCTCCTGCTGATGGTACTCAGCAGCAGCCTCCGCACCAGCGGCTCGACCGTATGCCTTGTAAGGCGTACCGCTAAAGTCGTAGCTGCCTGTCAGCCAGCTCTTCTCTCGCTTGATAGGGCCAAAGAGGCTGTCTTGTTCTTCGTCGTCGTTATAAAAGTTATTCATTGCGGGAAGAAGGCTGAGGTTAGTGCGATTTGGCTACGCTTAAAGCGTTCAATGTTCTGCTCAGTAAACGGTAAGCCAAAGTTAGACATGATGGTCTTGAGCTGTGTGTGCTCAAGGTTGGTAGTGTTCTCGGTTGCTCGGTTGAACCACGCCGTTAGGCTATCAGAAGCGTTGGGGGTCTCTTGGAACAACTTGAGTGGATCTTGTGCTGCTAGGTAGTCGGCATCCTTGGGTGGGACATCCAGCAGTAGGGGAGTCATGAACGGGTTAATGTCTTTTGCATTAAGGGTCTGGCCGTTAATGAACAGCGAGCCGTCCATGCTGGAGACCTGCAAGGACACGGCCTCTTTGACCGTAAGTCCAGTATGGCGCACGACTTCAGTCACATACTGTTTAAAGTAGTCTGGATCCTGCGTAAGCGAACCGTAGTCGTCAAACTGCCCAGAGGTGGAGTTGAAGATGGCATCTCGGCGGTAGATAAGGCTGTCGGCGGAAACCATGCCATTGACCATATCCGCTCGGCCCTCAGACAGGTTCTCGTAGAAGTCGCCAACATCCAGATCGTGTGTGCCTAGTGCTTCTCCGCCAATACCTTTTGTGTTGCTGGCGATGTCGCCCTCGTCGTAGTCCAGCCATGTCATGTTGCGGCGTTTAGTCCAATGCTTTAGATAGTCAGAACCAGCCGTTTCCTGCTGCTTGATCTGGCTTTCTAGCATCTGCCCAATTGCCTCGCGAGGAGACATTAAGGCATTCTTGATTACTTTATACACCTCAGGGTCTGCTGCGCCAATACTCTCCAGCTCTTTCATGGCGGCAGTCTTACCAGCTAAGGCGGCAGCTTCTTCAATCTGACTCCTCGACAGGCTATTCTTGCGGCCATTGCGATACACTTCCACAACCGCCGCGCTAAAGGCTTGGCGTGCCGACTGGAAGTAACCCTGAATGATGGGGGAACCAGCAGCACGCTCGCCAATTTCCGTGGCAGCGATACCTTGCGCGGCCTGCAAAGATGCCTGTACATCGTACAGAGGGCCAATAGTAGGATCTGTGATGTATGAGGGGATATTCATAATGGCCTCCCGCTCGCGCCGCAAAAGATCTACATCCTTTTCAGGGAGATACCGCGAATACTCAATTTCCTGCTCTACCGTGAAGTTTGTCTCCCCCCGTGCCCATTTAACCCATTCTTTCTTAATCCCATCAACCTGTGTACGCAGCTCAGTTTCGCGTTCTGTAACGGTCTGCTTGGCACGCGACACCACCTCATTCATCTTTTCTAGCCTCTGCGCGCTTGTTAGGGTCGGATCTGAGTTGATGTTAAACAGCTCATTCTCGAACCCTTCGCGGAGAGCGACCATACCACGCTCTACCTCGATACCAATAGGCGTGTTGCTGTAGGCTTTTGTAGCAAGCCCAAGCGATACTTGAATTGACTCAAGCCGATTCGTGTAGTTGGGGTCAGATTCTGCTGTTCGCTGCGCCGACCGCTGGGCATTAATAGTCTGGAAGAAGGAATCAAAGTCTTTATGAGAGAGCTTACCTTCTGCCATTGCCGTATGGATCATGTTGTCGGCATCGCCGTACCGCCGTTCACCAATGGCGCGGCGTACCTCCGTAGCGAGTGAAGAATCAGTCTCGATCTCAGCAGCAGTTACCTTCTCGTACAGGTTGAACTGCTGCATAGCCGATACACGCGCTTCGCTATCGTCTGGATACAGTTCAGCGACCTTCGCCTCAAACTGCTTCCTAAGCTCAGGCATAGGCAAATCCTTAGGAAGGGAGTTGCGGACATTGTATCCGACTTGCGACAAGAACTCATTGCGCTCTTTAGCCTTGCGATCCTTGTTACGAGCCTCGCGCTCTTCAAGGTTGATCTCGGTGGTCTCGACAGAGGCCATCGCTTCAGCAATCTTGGCAGAGATCTTGGTGTTGTCGCCCAGCTTCTTGTCGCCAAACTGCACATCTTCCATGTTTAGCAGGACGGCACGGGCCTGATCAAGCAACATACGCCGAGCTTCCGGCTCTTTCATGACCGTAGCTTGCGCGATGTAGTCACCGACAACCGTTAAGCCAGCCGCCGCCAGTTTATTCTGAATGTCTGGCATACCCATCTCACGGCCTTCAGCCAGCGAAGCCTGAAGTTTAGTGTTAGCCGCGACAGGGTCTTCCAGCATCTCCTTTAGCAAGCCGCCCCAGCTATTAGAAATCTGCTCATTACGCCACTCCTTCAAGGCAGCGGCACGGGTCTCAGTAGCAGCAGCGACGAAGTTGCTCTGGATGTTGCCAAGGTACTTGGAAGCCTCGACACGGCCATCGTAGTTCGCCAAGATCGGGCTGGATGCGTAGGTGTTCCACAGCTCCTGCGCGACGACTTCAGGAGCCTTGGCAGGCTCTGGCATAAAGTTGCCATTCTCGTCTACAACTGTACCGAATTTGTCCAGCTCCATCTTCAGAGCCGTCTCGTAGCGGGACATAGCGTCCTTAGCCCCGAAGGTGTACAGACTCTTGTAGAAGAGCGGCTGGTAGTGCTCAGGAATCTGCTTGCTACGCGACAGGGCGGCTAGCTGCTTCTTGGCCTCCTCGGGGTTCTTGTTCTCTAGGGCAGACTTGACATTAGAGCCAGCGTCCGCATAGGCGGCAGCAGCCGACTTCTGTACTTCCTCGCCAACACCCGCAGCCACCGACGAAGCTAGGTCGGTGAACGACTTGGACAAGGGAGCCAAGTCGATGATGTTCTGCATCTCCGGGGCTTGGATGATCGGAGGAGCAAAGGTATCGACCGGGCTAGCAATAGGACGAAGCTCGGCCTGCTGCTGCTGATTCTCAATTACATAACGCTTTGCCATTAGGTCGTAGCTCCGGGGTACTTACCAGTCTGCTTGTACTTGATGTCGGCGTAGGTTCCGTAGGCATCCAGAGCACCAGCACCAATACGAAGAGCAGCACCGATGTAGTCGGGCTGTTCGACGGGCCTAGGTGTAGCCGCAGCGATCTGGGCCTGTTGGTTGGCGCGGATGCCTTCCATGTTCAATTGAATCTGAGCGTTCTGCCAAGTCTGGTTGCGGATGGTGTTCTGGGCAAACCCTAGTTCTTGGCGACGATACTCATTCAGGAGGGCATCAATGGATGCACCACCCGTACCCGTCTCACCTGCGGTCACACGAGCCGTGCTAGCGGCCTGTGCGGCCCTCATAGACGACATATCGATAGCTTGGGCAGCAGCGGCTGTCTCTTGCTGCTGGCGCGTTTGTAGCGCGTTGTATTGCGTAATAGCGTTAGCCGTGGCCGCTTCCTTGGTGGCCTTAAACTGAGCGTTCTGGTACTTAGCCTGAGCCTGAGCGTTGGCCTGCTGTTGGGCGACACTCACGCCAGCGGAGATGGTGGTGATAGCCAATGTTGTGGCGGCGATGGCCTCCGCGCTCATGGCTGAGATGGCGGCTACAAGTTCAACGGGGCACATATTAGACTCTCTTGACCATGTATTGGTAGTTCTTGTTGTACCGTTCCGCAGGCTCAAAGCCTAGGAGGCGTGCCCAGCGGATGTGCGTTGTGTTGCGGGTATCGAACAAGTTAGCCATCAGGTACTTGCCTGCTCCAAACAGCCCAAGCCAGTACGGGGCTTCGCGGAGGACGGACTTGTGATACTTGGTCATGGCATCCGTACCAAACAGCCACGGGCTTCCGATCCATGCGTGGGTGTAGCCGCAGCCAAACATAAGGAAGGGGACATCGTCAGCGCAGGCCACCCAAGCGTGGGGTGATACAGAAACGCTGTCACGCACGATCTCGTACAGCGTCCTATCGTTGCAGTAGGGGTTTTCCATTAGCTCGCGTACATCTGTCCAGCGCATCTCGCGCACGATGTGTAGGATGTCGTCAGGGGTGGGGTGGCGATAGGTTACGCCCGATACCGCTGGAAGTTCGTTGTGAAGTTGGCGATCCATTCTGCTCCTAGGATAGTACACGGGAACGGCGTAGCGTTCGTAACTTCGATGGTCAGGTTGTCCGTCTTGGTCAGGGTGGGGAAGCGATACTCCCCGTTGTCCAGCTTAACCGAGCCGCCACCATCGTTGCCAAGGCTGGCCGTGTAGGTCATCGTAGCGGGGGTCTCCTGCTGGATCTGCACGCTGACCGTGAAGTTGTTGGTGTTGGCAAACTTCAGCACACCGAACAAGTTCTGGTAGCGACCAGTCTTGACCGAGGCGGAGCCACCGTTGCGGGTGTCCTCGCGAACATCCACGCGACCAAACTGGTAGCGCATGGTGTACGGATGGCCGAAGTGCATACCAGTAACTGCCGTCTGATTGCCGGGAATATCAAACTGGGAGCTGCTGATTCTAGTGACCGCCAGCACAGTACCGTCAGCCTTGACTACAGTTGAAGTCCAGCCAGTAGCCGGAAGATCAAAGCCCGTAGGTACAGTTACTCGCGTGTTGCCGCTAACAAGCGTCTTGGTCAAGCTGTCCATATTGATGCGTGCGTCAATCAACGGCGCGGTTACGGTACTGAAAGTATCCGTACCGAACTTGATGTCCATCTTCTGGAGGGCATAGCCAGTACCGATCTTGGTGACCATGTACAGCGTGTTGTCGTAGAACGCTACCGTCAGGATCTCGAACGGGTAGGCGAACTTAGACCACGCCGACTGGATGATGTCGTTACCGTTGATGAAGTACTTCCAGACATACAGCGTATCGGGATCGCTGGCGCAGCGCAGGAAGAACACCTCTTCGGTTGAGGAGCCTACGATCTCCGACACATTGCTTGGGATGTAGCGGGGGATCTGTGTGGCTAGGCTGTTGGCCTGATACGAACCAACAGTCACATTCTCCAGAACCTGCTGGAACTCCCACATCGATGCGTATAGATCGCGGTTGGTGGAGAAGTAGATGTTCTTGCCTACGGCTACGGGTGACACGCCCATATCAGCCTCGTAGGCTGTCACGAACTGGATGCTAGCCGTCTTAGGCGTAAGCAGAGGCTCGCCTGTGACAACGAACTGCGCCCTGTCCGCAAACACAATGAGACGCTCGTTGTGCGGGACAGCGTGTTCTAGCTTGGCTACAGAGGTGTGGGAGGCTTGGAGATCAATCGGGTCAGCATCCAGAAGCTGCCGCACGGTGCTGCGCCAGAAGTTGCCGTAGATGCCAGCCTCCGACATCACAACAGAGGACTCCGTAAGCAGACCCAGACGGTTCTTGTGGAAGAACACATCGGTGATGGGGGCATCAACAAAGGTCGGGGCAGGGTTGCTATCGTCGTCGCCCACCAGCCGATCTAGCCAATTAAAGGCTTCGACCGAGAAGTATGGCGTACCCGCAGTTCCAGTAATAGTGCCGCTAACATCGACCCGCCGCACGATAGCCAGCGGCATATTCTCTAGCTCGTACTTAATGCCCGGGCCTACTGTCTCGCGCCACTCGCCCTCGCCAAAGTCGCCGGACACCTTAGCAACAAACTTCACATAGAAGTCGTCCTCGGCTGTCTCCACCGAACCTTGGATCTTGAAGACTACACCATCGCGGCATCGCGGAGGCAACTCGTCAAAGTTGTCCACCGTCTGGAAGTAGGACTTCATGGCGGTATCGCCAATAGAGTCCTTGGTCGTAATAGAGGTAATGTCTAAAGTAGAGTGGGTTACTTCAATAACTGAGCCTGAAACAATTGTGCTCCAACCTGTTCCAACGCCGCCAGTAATTGCTGCCGTGGTCAGCTTGGTTGCTAGCTGCGCCGCGATAGCATCTGTTTTAATGTTTGCATACTCGCTGGCCTGCCCGTCATTGATCTCGGTAATCGAGCCAAGACCTAACGAAGAGGTGGGGGTAAACGACAACCCCGGGATCTTGGAGCGGATGAATAGCTGACCGCCGCTGACATATGCAGTCACGAGTTCATCGAGCGAGTCTCCGGCACTTGCTGCGTTAATAGCATCGCGTGCAACAATTGGATTGTTAATTCCAGCGTTGGCCCAGTTACGGGTGTAGCCTAGGATAGTAATATTACCACCCGTAAGCGAAGACACATTCGCTCGCCACAGTTCGGCAGCGGCTGTAGTACCAGCCGTGGTTCCGTCCCAAGTGGACACCTCAGCGTCCGCAAGGCCAGTCACAAAGTTAATCGTAGCCTTGTAGTTGATCTTGTAGTTACCCTGCCGGATATAGATATACGCCTTACGCGCATCCTGTGCAGCCGTGGTAGCAGCACCCAGCGTGACGGTCTTAGCCGTGTTGGTCAGGAAGGTGTAGTCGTTGACCGTAGTCCACTTGTAGTCGCTAGCCGCGCCCGTCAGGTAGTTGTTGACCAGCGTAGCGTCAGGGTAGAAGACAAACTCATCATTACCGTTCAGATCCCACACACGGACTGCATCATACGCCGTTGCGGTGTTATCCACGACAGCGGCAAGATACCGTTCAGAGGTATCCCGATTGATCCAATGGTAGCTGGCGTTACCATAGTCGTCGTCCACCGAAGCGGTAAGGGAATTCAGCCATTGCGTAGGGAACCGCTTCTTCAGCCCCTCTACGATAGTCCCGTAAGCGTTCTCCTGCACCTTGCATTGGCTCTCCAGACGCAGCGCATCCGGCTGCTGGGAGACACCGCCAACAAGGTTAGGTTGAGCCTTAGAGATCAGAACCATATCAGAAGTGGTTTAGGTTGTTGAGGACATTGCGGCGCATCACGACACGGCCTGCGGCCCAGCCATCAAAGATGGTGTAGTCCGAGTCCGTAGCCTCTTGGTCACGCAGAGCGGCCAGAGCCATGATCTCATCCTGCATCTGGAACTGGTGAACGGTAGGCGCACCAGCAATGCGGTCTTGGAATACACGCGCAGCTTTGATCATGATGTAGCGGCGTGCGGTCTCTGGGATTTGCTCGAAGTCTTGGTAGTAGACGATCTCGCACTTCGGATCGATACCCAAGACAAAGGTGTTCTTGTTGTGAGCCTTGTTGTACAGGCGCATAGCTCCTGCTCCCGTACTGTCGAAGCGCACTACGATCTCGTAGTCAAGGCGGGACAGGCTCTCGTCATACAGGTCGATCTTCGCGTAGTCAGTCGGCACGGCAACCTTGCCGTTGACATCACGAGTCAGGGTCTTGACCTCGGTGTTGAAGTGCCAACCCATCGATAGGACTTCGCGAGTGGCCTCATCAAGCACAGACTCAGCCATCTGCCCATCAGCTCGGGTGGCCGGAAGTGCTGCAATAGGAGCTTCACCGATGCCTGCCAGCATCGTGTTCACAGCTTGGAGCTTGTTGGTGGAGACGACCATAGTGTTTCTGTAGTAAGGGGGAAGTGGGGGCTACCCGCTATTGGATAGCCCCCAACGAAATCACGATGCCTTCGTCAAGTTGATGCAGCACTCAGGGCGCAGCACGCCGTGGCCCATCGCGTAGCGAGCGACCAAGAGCGTACCCTGACGGTCGATGCGGTACTCCGACTGCATCGAGAGATCCATCAGCTTCAGCGTACCAATGGCTTGCTTGGTGAAGAAGGTCGTAACGATCTTCGTACCTTCCTGACCAGAAACCAAATCCGAGTTACGGTACTTGGCGGGGCCAGTCTGCGAAGATCCGGCAATACCGTCATTAACTGAGGTTGCGATCTTCGCATACGGGGTGTGGTTCGACTTCATGATCTTGATGCCGCCGATTTCCAGCATTTCGCCGGGGCTAACCAACGAGCCGTTCTCGCTGCTGGTCACATCCTTGTTGAAGAGAACCGTCTTGGCGACATCCGAGATGCCGGAACGGTACAGCTTGTAGAAGGTATCCGGCTGGACGATAGCGTAGCGATCACCCTTCGGGACATTGACTTCATCAAAGCGAGTAGCCGCCGTGTAGCACGCACCGATGAAAGCCTCAACAGCCGTAGTCAGCGTGCCGCTGAAAAGAGTTGCGTCGAGAATCGGGCGGGTAGGAACCGTGTGGTCGGTGTTGAATGCAGTCGTGTAGCCTGCAATCGCCAGCAACTGGATCAATTGCTTGTCCGAGGTGTACGCCAACGCACGACCCATCTCGGTCGAGTAGATCGAACGGATGTCGTAGTGGTTTTCCAGCTCTTCGATTTCCGGGACAAAGGTCGTCGAGACCAGCAGGTCGTCCACCGTGATGGTCGTCTCGGCTTGCTTGAACGCCGTACCAGTCGTGAAGGCGGTTGAATCCAAGAGGTCAGAACCCGGAGTGTGGTATCCAGCTTGCGCGACACCAACGCTCGGGAACTGAGCGGACTTACCATTGGTGATGGTGCGGACGGTCGTCAGCGGAATCATGACATTGGCCTGTTCAAAGGCCGTCATCACTTCACCGCTGAATTGCTTCAGGAACAGCGCGTCATAGGTGGATCCAGAAGCGTTAACAAGTCCCGGGCGGGACATTGTGGGTGTAATCGGCATTGTCTTAGTTCACTTTACAAACAGAGTCAAAGATGAAAGGGTTAACGATCAGCCAGCTATCAGCCTTGCGCCAAGTTGTCCACCGTAGCAGGCTTGGTTCCAGCGATTACCGTCAGTCGTGAATGGATAGGAGGGATCTAGGTTAGCGGCCTAGACCCCTCCAGCGGAGCTGTCCTAAGGTAGCGATTCTGTCGGGCAGCAGTTCATGCAGAAGGGTGTTTAACCTTCTCCTCAACCACGGCAAGATCCTTCTTGCGCGTCTGGCTGCGGTAGTAGTTCAGAGCGAGGGCTGCGAGGATACCCACCAAGCCGCCCTCAGCAGACTCTGGAAGACCCGTGAGTGTGTCGGCGGTGCGCTGCTCAACTGCTTCAGCGACAGCCTCAACTGCTTCAGCGAATTCCTTAGAAGCCTCTCGAACCTCCTCCTTGGCTTCAGCCACATCGTCCTTGGTGGCCGTCTGGTCGGAGATCTTCTCCAGAGCCTCTACAGTCTTCTGCTCGTACTTCGCCTGTGCGTCAGCCACAGCGCGGATGTCAGCAGAGGTAACACACGCTGCCAGAAGCAGCGACAGGGAAAGGATGCTTAGGATTTTCATCAGAGGTTCTTGGAGTTGGCTAGACGCTTGGTGACTTCGTTACGGTAGGCGGGGTCAGAAGCGTACCGCTTGTCTGCCATAGCCACCTTGACCTGTGCCCACGATTCAAACGGGGCCATAGATGAGTTACCGTTAGCTTTGCCAGACAGCAGGCTGGGGCCATTGCTCTCACGGTACTGGGCATACAGACCCTTGATAGCAAGAGACTGCTGGGCCGGATCGTTAGAGGAGACAGCCTTGTTGTAGGCTGCTACCTGCTCGGGGGCTAGGCTCTTAGCGGCCCACTCCACCATACCGTTGTAGGCTTCACGGCCTCCGATGTCCTGCGTCAGGGTGCTGATCTGCTGGTCAGCTAGAGCCTTAGCACCATCGATGTACTGCCGGATCATGGCAGTAGGCACACCCGTAGCTTCCAGAGCCGCCAAGGATTCAGGCGAGAGGTCACCCTTCTCAGCGAACTCCTTGGTGTACGGCTCGAAGTCGATAGTCTTGGGGGCTTCAGGCGTAGTGCCCTGCTTCTTCTCAAGCTCGGAGTACGCCTTGGCTAGATCCTCAGCCGACTTGAACTTCTCAGGAAGCCACGAGGGGCGTTCACCAGACGGAGCGGCAGCAGGCTCATTGGAGGGAGCAGGGGTAGGAGCCGCGCCTGCCTCCGTCTGGGGAACACTTACGGGTGCGGCCTGTTGCTCGGGAGCACTCGGGCCGGGAATATTGGGGATGACATTGACTTGTTGAAAGTTGCTCATTGCGTCTGCTCCTGATTAGGCTGTGCTTGTTGCATAGCTCCTTGTACCATCGCCTTGCCGCCAAGGTCGAGTGCCTTGGGGCCAAGCTGCTGGGCCATCTGCATCATCTGGGCCTGCTGCATCTCTTGCTGCATCTCCTCTTGGCTCTTGATGAGACCCTTCGGATTGATGCCCAGAGCGGCAGCACGGCGGCTGAAGTAGTCACCGACATTGATGTACTGCGCCAGAGCTTGGGGGCCAAGCGATGCGGCAGCACCCTGCACAAAGATGTCCAGCTTCTGAAGGTCGTGGCCTCGGCCAAGGGCTTCAACGCCCGTGATGACAACAGGGCTGACCACGCCATCATTCAGCTTGGGTAGCTTCTGGGCCTTGGTCATACGCTTCATAACGAGGCGCACCAAGGGTAGCTGGAACTCGGCAGCAAGGACGGAGTACACACCACCGAGGGCGGACTCCAGCTCTTGTGCCATGTAGCGGATCTCCTCAGCCGTGACGCGCTCGGCGTTACGCTGGATCGAGGAGTTCATCAGGAAGGCGTAGCCCAGCCGCTGCTCAATAGACTGGCTGACCTGCGAAGCGATGTTGAGGTCGGCCTGCTTCTGAGCTTGGAGGACGGTGACATCCGCAGCGTTACCGCTGATGAACCCACCGTTGGGGGCCAAGGCGCAGTCCTTGATACGGGTAGTACCGTTGGGGGCGACGAGGAACAGGAGGCGAGCAGCAGCAGCCGAACCCTCTACGATGGCCTGCGTCAGACCTTCCAGAGAGATTAGGTCACCGAGGTACTCCTCGACATGGCCGCGACCGTAGTCTTCGTCAGCGATGTGCGACCAGCGCAGGACAATCCACGGAAGCTCGTCCGGCTTGTATGTGCCGTAGCTGCCCGGGATCTTGATGCCTTCAACTTCTTGGTAGACCTCGTACTTGCCCTCTTCGAGGTAGACCTTGGTGTACAGATCGTAGGTCTTGTCGGGGTTGTTGTAGCTGGGAGACTCCTTCTCCTGTAGCTCCAACACCTCACGCACATCCTCAGGCAGCGCGTCTTCCGCGATGCACTCCTTGGTGATCAGGCACAGAAGGTTACCCATAGGATCCCTTCTGGTCACATACTGATCAAGGTGGAACACCCGCAGCTTGGTGTCCTTGTCGAGGTACAGCAGGGCGTTGCCTGTGGTGATAAGGTGCTTGATGGCCTCGAACACCTTGACCCGCATACCGCTGCGCTCCACCTCGTTCATTACCGCCTGCTCAATGCGGGAGAGAGACTCCTCAATCTCACCCATCTGCTGCGGCATCTGCTGGAGCATAGCCATCTTGAATTCATCCAGCGTCAAACGGAAGAAGCTGGCGTTCGGTGGGAGCAGAGCCAACAGCAACTTAGACGCAAGGTTGTTTACCCCTCGCGCACCCAGTCCTTGGAACGGGGTAGCCAGCGTCTCCTGCTGCGTGTGACCCTCATCCGTAATCAAAGACGGGATGGTCAGCTTGGCGCAGGAACGCGCCCGATCTAGGAATGCCTGACGGTCGGTTTCCAACCGCTGGTAGGTGTGCTGTGCGCTCTGCTCTTGAGACATACTAGATTGTGTTTACTGCCCGTAGGGGAATGACGAGCTGATTAGTTCCGAGCCGCGCAGCCATAGCACGCATCTGCTCGCTCTGGGCATCCGCAGCAACCTTAGGGGTAAAGGGTGTGGGGGCCGGAGGGGGAGGCGGAGGCGGGGGTTGCGGGGTGATCTTAGGGGCTGAACACATCGTCCTGCTGCTCGTTATATCGTTGGATGAGGTAGTCGATTACTGACCGCTGTCCGGCCCGATAGAAGATTAGCCGCTCGGCTTCATCGAGACGGGCACATCTGTCAGGGTAGATAGAAGCCAGAAAGCGGATCAGCTCCTTAGGAACTGTGGGGCATTTATCAGAGTTCGTATCCATCGTAGCCCTGCATTTCGTGCAGCAAACGCAGCTCGGCTAGCTCCTTGCGGAGCTGCTCGATGACTGCGTAGACTTCGTTGGCCTCGGTGTACAGGGAGTTGAGCTGCTGGCGCACAGCCTTAGCCCTAGCCATCCGTGCGTCCTTGGTCAGGGACTCGTCGGCAAAGTCAAAGGTACGATGCTTCATCACCAGCTCTCGTCCGTCTCAGCGCAGCGGCGTTGAGCTTCGCGGCTACGGATAGCAGCCATCAGGATGATGGTGTAGTTGATCAGGTCGAGGCAGGTATCCTCCACGCTCTCGTCCTTGACCGCCAGATCCCCGTCCTTGGTAAAGCCAGCAAGGCGGGACAGCTTGTCGCCCATGCGGATGATGATGCCAACCTCAACGCTGCCCAGATCCATAGCTTCGATCTGCCGGAAGTTACGGAACGGATCCTCGGTCGAGGCGTAGTCTTGGCACTTGGCCTCCATGATGAGCTGCGCCTTGACGCAGGCATCCGTGTGGATCGACAGCGGGGTAACAAGCGGGTAGATCTTCAGGGTGTCCATAGCTTTACTTCTCCTGTTTTGTGGTTCCAGTCCTTAGAGTCTTTGAGGATGTACGCTAGCCGTGCTTGGCGTAGCGCATCATGTTCTTCTAGGCCAGCCTTGGTATAGGCGGTAACGACCGCATCCCATGTGCAGCTAGCGTTCAGGATGTTCTCGGCCTTGACTGGGCCGCAGCCGGGAAGGCCAGTATATCCATCGACGCGATCACCCGTCAACACCTGCGTCAGGAAGTAGCGGTAGCCTTCCTCAGGGCTGACCTCGAAGACCTCGTCGGAGATAGGGTTGTAGTGCTTGCCGGGAATCTGCTTCATGTCCTTGTCCCAGCTCACGATGACGGTGTCCTTGCCTGAGCGTAGGCCAAGCACATCGTCTGCTTCTAGGTTAGCGCACACCACAGCTTTGAATTCGCGGGTCACCCAAGCCACCATGTCACGGTAGGCCAGCGGCTTGCGTCCAGTACGGTTGGCCTTGTAGCCCATGTCCACACGGCGGCGGAAGTTCTCCTTGTCCGAGAAGGCAATGACGCACTTGCTCGTCTTGAACTTCTTCTGGAGCCGCAGGATCTCTCCGTCGAAGAGGGACTTAACCGCACGCACATCCGAGTGGAGGGTGTAGAAGTCTTCGCCCCAATTGATCTCAGTCTCAGCGGCGGATGTCAGGCGGAACACAACAAGGTCGCCGTCAATAAGTAGGGTGGTCATTTGCTGAAGCGTTGTTTCTTTAGATGTTTGAGGACAGCGATGGTCTTGGAGCTAGGCCCAAACCACAGGATGTCTAGAGCTACTTCAACTTGCGTTGCTTTAATCGTGCAGTCGCGACCCTCTAAAAACTCATGGGCTGTCTCGCCGCTAGCTTCCCATCGCCATACCTTTTTACCAATACAGCGTACTGAACCTCCATACCAATCTTTGATCTCCATCAAGACGGGCTTGTAGGTATTGGTGATCGAGACACGCACGCCTCGACCATCCCAGTACACGCAACCCTCGCCGTCAAACAGACCATCGATATAGCTTGAGTCCATCATGAAGACTGAGCTTAGTGCGTATCCGCCCAAGACTTACCGATCTTCGCATCACCTGCCATAGGGATTCTCAGGTTTAGTCTCTTACCTGCATCAACGATGCTGGCTTTCAGTTCGGCTGCAACCACTTCGGATGCTTTGGCCTCACACTCAAACTGCATCTCGTCATGCACATGGGCCACGAGGTAGGCAATGCCCTGCACCCGATCACAGGCAAACACGGTAGCCTGCTTCATGACCACAGCTCCGGCACATTGCAGGAGTGAGTTGAGGGCAGCGTGCTGGGTACGGACAGGGATAGGTCTGCCGTCCAGTCCACGGAGATGGCCCCGCTTCTTGGCTGCATCCTTCACATCCTCCAGCAAGTCAGCGTAGGCAGGGATGGCACGCATGAACTTGGCACGCATGGCCTTGCCCTCCTTCTCGCCTCCTCCAACGATCTCCCCCATCTTGGCATCGCCTGCCCCGTAGAGCAGGGCGTAGATAAAGGTCTTCGCCTGCGCTCTCGTAGGCAGTCCAGCAGCCTTCTGGTTGGCGGTGTGGATGTCACCATTCAGCACCTCCTGCCCGTAGGCTCCGTTGTCGTACCGAGCTAGGTAGTGGGCGAACAGGCGCAGCTCTAGGGCGGCAGCGTCACAGCCTACCAGCACCCAGCCTTCGGGTGCATGGAACAGGCTGCGGTACTCCGGCTCCTTGGGAACCTGCGCCATGTTGGGGCCGCTGTGTGTGCAGCGTCCTGTCACCGTACCGTTGTGGTTGCAGTACCCGTGGATCCTGCCGTCCGGCTTGACCTGCTGGATCCAGTTCTGCTGGCCCTCGGCTAGTTGGCCTAGTCTCTTTTGGAGCAGGAACCGTGCCGCCAAGGACTTGGCCTCGGTGTACGGCATGGACTCCAGCACGGACTCATCGATCTTCGGCTCACCCGTTTCGGTGAACTCGACAGGAACCCACTTGTACTTCTCACGCAGGGCACGAGCGATGTGCTGCCTGCTTCCGGGGTTGAACGCAGTCATCTTGACTCTACGCTTCTTGGTCTTCGGGGTCTCGTACTCGTCCACGAACGGAGGGAAGATGGCAGCTAGGGCTGCATCGATCTCTGCTCGCTGGCCCATGAGCTTGGCAGTCAGGGACTCAGCAGCCGAGCGGTTGAAGGTAAACCCCCGCTGCATCATCTGGTCAATCCTCCGAGCGAAGTTGTGCTCCAAGTCCATAGCGTTATCGGAGCAATGCTTCTCGTGGATCTTCTGATACAGGCGTGCGGTCACCTCGGTGTCACGGATGCAGTACTCCAGCATCTCCTGCGTGAACTCCTTCCAGTCCGTAGTCTTACCGAACTCACCCTTGTGGTGATCGAGGCGGTAGCCCCATGCCTCCAGAGAGTGACGGCCAATCAGCGCAGGAGGAAAGCCCTTGCGATTGAAGTCAGTCTCACGGAGGTCAGGCCACAGCAGGCGGCTAGCTACCAAGGTGTCCAGTACTTCGCCCAAGTACTGTAGCCCATGCAGCTTCTTGATCACGGGCAGGTCGAAGCCTTGGATGTTGTGCCCGATCAGTTGGGGATGGCTGCTCAGGATGTGGGCAATGGTTACGGTGTCAGGCTTAACAAAGCTCTGCACCTCCCCAGTTGTGGAACGCAGCACGATGCAATGGATCGTGGTGCATTCCTCTAAGAGGCCATCGGTCTCGATGTCGAGGATCATCAGAAGTCCTTCTCCTTAGTGCCTTCGTCGAACGCAGTAACCTCACGCAACCTGCCAGTCTCCGGCTCGTACTTCAACGCACCAGCCGTACCAGTCTCACCGCTGAAGCGGTTCTTCAGGATGCGGATGGTCGTGATGTTCTTGGACTCATCGTCCTGCTGGTCACGCTCCAGACCAATGACCATGTCCGATAGCTGGGCAATGGCTGCTGATCCACGGAGCTGGGCTAGGCTGGTCTGTGCTCCGTTCTCGTGGCCCTTACCTTCAGGCCGCTTGAGGTGGGAGACAAGGATCATACCCATGCCAGTCTCCTCTACGAGGGAGCGGAGGGCAGTCATGGTGCGGTCGATCAGCCTACGCTCGTCGCCCTCATCCATGCCGGAGACTACGATGGACAGGTGGTCAAGCACCACCCACCTACAGCCGCAGCTCTTGTGGAGGAAGCGGATGCGGTTGAGCAGGTTGTCCGAGTCGAGGCTACCGAAGTGATCGTAGAAGAACGCCTTGTCTTCCCCGATCAGTTGCTCGAAGGGTTCCTTGATCTCGGTGACATCGTAGCCCTTGATGTGCAGCGGCTTGTTCAGCGCGATAGACAGGAGGCCAAGGGCTGTGCGCTTGACGCTCTCCTCCAAGGCGATGTAGCCCACCCGCTCTCCCATCTGGATCAGGTGGTAGGCGATCTCCCTGCACACGAGGGACTTGCCGATGCCCGAGCCAGCCGTCACCGTAACCAGTTCACGGGTACGAAGACCATGAGTCTTTTGGTTGAGGAGCTGCCAAGGGTAGTCCTTGGACTCGACCTCGTCGTCCTTGGTAATCAGATCCCAGACCGCTGACCCACTCACGATGCCGTCAGGACGGAACGCCTTAGCATTCCACATGGCATCGACCAGCTCGGGGATCTTGTTTGCCATCAGCATCTCGTTCGCATCCTTGAGGGGAAGCGTAGCGATGCAGGCCTTGTTCGGGCTGAACAGTTCAGCGCACTCCGATGCCGCCTTCTTGCCCGGCTCATCGTTATCAAACATGAGCACTACCTTCTCAAACTGTTCGAGCCAGTTGATGTTGGCAGCGATAGATTTCTTTGCGCCCTGCGCCCCTGTTGGTACAGAGACCACAGGCCACTTGTTTGCCTGAGCTTGGCTGAGGGACAGGGCATCGATCTCCCCCTCCACGATGCAGATGCGCTTGCCTTCGGTGCGGCACACATTGCTACCGAACAGCACGCCCGACACCGTACCTAGAACCTTGAAGTCCTTGTTGGCAAAGCGGAGCTTCTGCCCACAGAGCTGGCCCTGCTCGTCGTAGTAGTTGGCGACATGGACACGCTGGCCCATGTAGGTTCCGATGCCGTAGTTGTACTTGCGTCCTGTATCCACATGGATACAACGCTTGGCTGCTCCGTAGGTGTCAATAGTTACGGGCGTGAACGCCACCTTCTTACTCACAGTCTCCACGATCTTGTCTCCTTGTTGGTGTTTGTTGCAGGCGAAACAGAATGTATGCCCATCAGAGTAAACCGCCCGAGCATCGGACGAACCGCAACTCGGGCAGGCTTCATGTCTGATGAAGGCAGCTTCAGATGAGTCCTTCATCCTTGGTCTTGTTCTTGTTGTTAAGGTAGTTCTGTACAAACTTCTCCGTGTCTTCGATGGCGAACATAACTACCCAGCCTGTTAGCTGGCGGTTCTGTCCACTCATCGCTCCGTTCTGCCGCATGAGGACTACGGGGATCTCCTCCTTCTTGCGGTCACGCTCGGCTTGGGCGTAGTACTTTAAAGCTGCAATGCTGGAGATGCGCTTCACTTCTACATGGAGCGTATCCCCAGCATCGAGCAGGTCAGCCGAGTGCTTGCCGTTTGACTGGGCAGCGCGGATGCAGTTAGGTGCGTGCCAGTACTCGCGCACATGGTCACGCGCTTCTCGTTCTCCACGCTTACCCTTGTCACGGCTATTCATCTCGGGCTACTCCCTTTGCTTTCTTGATGTCACGGTACAGGGCACAGTACCCTGCCGTGTTCAACCAGCTTGCCTCGTAGTCCGTAGCCACTAGCGTGTACACATACACATCTTCGCCCAGCACAGTAATCTTGTGCGGCTGGATATCGAAGCGAGCAGTCTCCTCAAAGTTAATCTTGAGCTTGTGCATCGCATTGACCGCATCCAGCTTGGTCTGGAATACTTTCCAGAAGCAGAGGTTGCGTACTCGCTGTGCCATCAGAAGTCTTCCGTGCTCGGCACTTCGGTGACGGTGGGTTCATCGGAGCTGACAGCACCGAACCCGTAGTCGTTGAAGTTCTTTGCACCGCCCGAAGAGCGGAGTACCTGAACGGCTTCGAGACGCAGGCTCAGGCCAGCACCAACCGAAGGAACGAAGTAGGCGTTGGCTTTGAACGCTACCTTGATCTCCGAGTTGTGGCCCACCACATCGGTGAAGGGCTTGCCATCCGTACCGAAGAGGGCAGGCTTGCGCTCGTACTTACGACCGTCCTTGGTTTCACCAGAGGCAGCCAGCTTGAACTTCACCTTGAAGTCCCCAGTCTCGCTGCCGTCCTTGTTGGTCAAGGGGCGGAGCGGTGAGTCGGAACGCTTGATCTTCGGCTTCTTGTGCTCCGCAGCCATGAGCTGGATAGCTTCCTCATACATGGCTTCTAGCCGCTGCATGAAGTCTGCGTGCTCAGGGTTGTTGGGAGACAGGACGATAGTAGCTTCATACTCTCCAGCCTCATTGAACTTGGTGTTCGGCTCGTTGAGCTTCGGCCAGATTGCAATGGCAGGCGGGGTCGTGATGATCTTGTTGTTGTTCATGAGAAGAAGTATTCGCTTTGGTTTAGAGTTGTGATGTCGAAGCTGCCCATCTCGGGAGGAGCTGGAACAGCCTCGGAGTTGTTGAGGCGCAGCTTAGTGTTCTGGGCAAACTCTTCAAGAAGATTCCCAGAGAATGTCTCAAGTGCTGCATCCTTGAGAGCTTGCGACAACAGATCCACTTGCGATGCAGGTACTCCGAAGGAGTCATGCACGCAGGTAATCTGGTATACGCCCCGCTCGGATAGACGATTGACAGCCTTGACTAAGACGGTCGCGTCTAACGAGTGGATGAAGTTGGGGGACAGGGCTGACCGCTGCTTGGTGCGGCTCAGGGTCTTGTCCTCCTCGCGCATCTTGAAGACCACATAGCGGTCGCCAAGATTGGTGCGGACATACGCACCTCGTGTGCTGTTGTACTTGTGCCGGACGAAGAAGCCAACGGGTGTAGTCCACTCGATGGCCTTGCCTTCGTCGGTGTGTAGGTTAGCTACCTCGTGCAGCCATGACATGGCGGCTCGTGCCCCAGTCACGATCTCATTGATGCTGGCCCAGACCATACGGTTAAGGTAGATCAGGTAGCGGTAGCTGTCCTCAGCGATGGGAGCTAGGCGGTTGGCGTAGCAATGGTCTGCGTAGTAATCGCTTACATACTTCTGGCTGGTGTAGATGCTAGCTCCGTAGGGCAGCACCATGACCGAGCGTTTAACCAGACCACGAGGCAGGCGGTGATGCCAGAACTCCAGCCATGCCTTGGACATCGGGTGCTCGTAGCTATCCTGTAGCTTCTTCAGCGTCAGGTCAGCCACACGCTGGTAGATATCCTGCGGTGCAGGCGAGGGCGCACAGTTGGTTGCATCCGCACCGTACTGGTCGCGCAGCATGAGAGAGAACAACTGTAGGCCATTGTTAGATCCATCAAGTTGGATTGGCAAATGACTCAAAAATTTTTCACCCTCAACATTTGCTACCTCAATGCACGCTGCGAGGAATTGCCAAGGCTTGTCGGCCTCAGCCCACCACAGGTCAGAGAGGGGATCGCGGCCAGTAGCTTGGATGCGAGCTAGGTTGTCGCGTGTCCATGCTTCCCGTTCATCCCATGTACCCTTGTCCATGCCAAAGGTGTTGGCGGTGTGGCGGTAGAGCCATTGCTTACCCCGACTGTCCAGCTTGACACCGTCACGGAACATCAGCAGGCCGCGAGCTAGGTCATCGCCCTGCGGATTGAGGAAGGAGGGCACAGCGTACACCCGACCTCGGAAGTCAAGCTGATAGGGGAACCAGAACGGTTCAGTACCCATCTCCTTGGCTACCATCAGGGTGCGGCTAGTCCCAATACGAAGAGCTTGGTGCTCACGGTTACGGGTGTGGGCACGAGCAGCCATCTTCTTCCATTGGCGGTGCTCCTCGCTGTCCTTATCGCATTCAGGACGGGTAGGAGGAACCTCATCGGTACGCTTGGGCAGGCAGGGCACATCCATGTCCCGCTCCCACAGCTCACGGGCCACATCGTAGACGGTGCGGTTGATCAGGAACGGTGTGTTCTGGATGTGGTTGACCGCTTGGTATACGGCTGGACAGTTATCCTTGCTGTTGGTTGCAAGGACATCCTCGTCCACACCCTTGATCAGCTTGAGCTTGGGCAGCTCCTCTGTCCAGTAGCCCCCATCATCGACGGTACGCCATGCCTTGGGCGGAGCGTTGAGCGGTAGCCAGAAGGGTTTAGCTGCGGCCAGCAGTTCGTGTGCTTTCTTCAGCCACTCGACGGTCTCGGGCGTAGGCATCACCAGCTTCATGGTGCTACGCTTTCCCGGAGTTGTCGGGTTGGCTACATTCTTGAAGTACAGCAGGCCGGAGGTCTCGACCATGATCTCCAGCATGAACGCACCCACCCGCATCTGATCACGGTGTGACCAGTCAGCTAGGCTGAGAGATGTGACCAACCACTTGAGGCTTTTGTTGGACTGAGCACGGTTGCGTGCCTTGGTCTTGGTGCGTTTGTGCTTACGCTGGTGGTTGAGAAACTCGGTCTTGTCCTTCGCCTTGATGGCACGGAGCATAGCCTCCTCACGAAGGTGTGCCCCAACTGCATGGGCGATGGGCTGGTAGTACATACCCTTGGCTAGGCAGTCCATGATTACACGAGCTGCAATGATGGAAGCCACATCAGCGGGGATCGCTGCCAGCAGGGGAACTGATGCAGCGTACTGTCCAGCCACACCAGACTTGTACTTCTCTAGCATGGACTCGATGCGTCCAGTCATCCGGCGTGCTGCCTCGGTCATGAGGCAACGCTCGGGGCTGAAGTGGGTCGGTGCTACAGGTGCAATCATCTCAGCCTTCTGCTGCCCGTAGGCCACAGCTTGGCGAGAGCGGTAGCGAGAGAGGCCGAGAGAACGCATTCGTTTCTCCCGTGCCCGTGTAGATTTCTTGTCGGTCACTCGTCCCTCCGTAGATGGTTGAAGCGCGTGAGGAATAGCTCACGGGCGTTGACAACAGTCCAAGGTACGATGAAGTTGGGGTCAGGGCGCACACCGATTAGACCGTAGTCACCGATGGGCATGAGGTCTCTGACCTCAGCGGCGCACATCTCTAGGTCTGCCTTCTTGACCTCCTCCTTGTAGGTGTCAGGCTCGATATCAAAAGCAGCGCAGATCGTAGCGTTCAACCGCTTCTCGATCTCACGGTACTGGGGGAGCAGAGCCTTGAGCGGGGTAGGTACATCGACGAGGTACGCCTCGGTCGCATCATGCAGCAGGGCGTGCAGCCCAGCACGCTCATCGACCAAGAACGAGACACGCACCGAGTGTTCCGCTACTGAGTAGAACTGGTGCGTGTGTCCGGCGAATCGGCACAGGTGCGCTAGAGAGTGAGCGATGTCCCAGATGTGGATGTCCTCGATGCGAGGTGCGAGGGGATCTAGCTGACGACCGCTGTGCGTTGTGATGTACTTCATGTTGGGTATGTGGGTATGTTGGGTGGTGAAGCGGGTGGGAGTCGAACCCACATTCGGAGTCGCTAAAGCCCTCCGGCCTACCGTTGACTGACCGCTCCGTAAACTGGGAGATAGGCTCTCAACCTACCCCCCAGCCCAACAACAAAGGAACCATCGCTCGCAACGATGATGTTCAGATCCTAGCTACGGCAGACTGTAGGTCTACCATGTCTAGGTGGGAGTAGCGCATCGTTACCACAATTGAACTGTGGCCGAGCAGCTTCTGGACTACGGCAAGGTTGACCCCAGCCTTGACTAGGCGTGAGGCAAAGGTGTGCCGGAGTGAGTGGACTACCAGATCCTTATCAGTCAGGCCCGACAAAGCCTTGGCCCGATTGAAGTGGTAGTTCAGAGTGGCTTGCTTGATCGTGCCGCTGCGCCCTTGGCTCATAGCCATGCGTGCCTCGGCGTTGATCGGTACGGTGCGGGGCTTGCCGCCCTTCGTGTTAGCCACTCGGATGGTGTCACCTTGGATGTCATCTGCACCAAGGCGGAGTGCTTCACCGACACGCAGTCCTGTGTTCACGAGGAATGTACAGAAGTTGCGGTAGTCGGGAGGCAGGTACGAGAACAGGAGAGCCTGCTCTTCCTGCGTCAGGATACGGGAGCGAGGCTCACCCTCCCGCTCCTTACGGATGCGGAGCGGTGCTGCTACCTCGCCCAACTCGTAGCCTACTGCTGCCATCTTACCGAGGGCAGCTAGCTTGCGGTTGATTGTGGCCCCACTCAGACCCTGACGCTTCAGCTCCTGCCGCACACACTCGATGTGCTTGGAGCCGAGAGCCTTGACGCTGGTGTTGGGGCCGACAATTCCTACAACGGTGCGAGCGTTGGCGACAAGGCCCAGCTCGTCCTTCTTACCTGCCCAGACTGTGCGCTCGGTGTACGAGCACAGCTCTTGGAGGTTCACTTGTGCTCCCTCAGTAGGAGGACGGAGCACAGCAGACCTAGGAAGCAGATGCCCAGACCGATCAGCACGATAGTCTGACCAGTCGCATCAGAGTAGTAGGCGTGACTCATTGTGCGTCCCAGTAGAATCGGCGGATGAGTTCGCTGATGATGATGGTGCTGACGATACCCAAGCAGCAGCCGATGATGGTTAGGTACATCAATGTGACGAGGCGTTCTTTCATTGTGGTTCTCCGTGGATCGTTTGCTCGGTGAGCATATCGAGGTTGTTGATGAGTTCCTTGAACCGCGAGCGGAAAGCTGCGGTGCTGTATAGGTAGGGTAGCGCGGGGTCAGCGGTTAGTCCATCGTCCGGCGTGTTACCCCACCCGATTTCGATCAGCTCAAGCAGCCACATGGAGTGCCAGAGCTGCTGGATCTGACGGCCAGTCGAGGGTGAGTTGATCTCGTAGTACTCACACATCTTGGGGATGTGAATGTATAGGTTCATGGTGTGCTCCTAGGATCGGGGATCGGTGTGTCGGCCTAGACTGTGGTGCAAGCGCACCTCTACATTCTTGTAGGCGATGACCCGCCGTGCCAGTTCCTGCCGAAGCAGGGCGATCTGGTTGGAGTAGGTCTCAGCCTTGGCAGCGTTGCGCTCGATAGCTTGGGTCAGCTCGACGATTCGCTCGTCGATTGTCTGGCCTGATAGCTGGCGTGCGTAGGTTTGGAAGTCAGCGTTCACTTGCTCATCTCCTTCTTGACCTTGAGCCAGTAGGCTTCGGTTGCTTTCTTGGTGTGACCCTTCGGGCCTCCATTGTGGATGCGAGCCAGCGTCTCCCAGTCACCCGCAGCCAGAGCCTTGGGTGCGTAGCGTTGGAAGTAGGCACGCATGGTACGCTCGCTGTACACATGGTCAGCGAGGCAGTCACCGTAGCTACCGTCCTTCATGCGTGCATCCTGCCAGTACGCACGCTGGATTTGGTAGGGGCCAATAGATTTCCCGTTGTCCCCTACTGCGTAGCGTCCGTTGTCGGGCATACCGCCCGTCTCGACACGGCGGATGGCATCGAAGAAGTCTCGTTCGGTGTTGGCCTTGGCTACCAAAGGGGCAGCGATAACAGCCAGCACGAGTGCGGTTTGAGCGATCACGGCAGCACCTCCATCTGGTTGGCGGAGGGGATGCAGCATTCAGGGCAGTACAGCCCACCGTCATGCACCAGCAGGAAGTTGACGGCAGCACGCACGGTTTCAGGTTGGTCAGCCAGCTCGGCGTGAGTGGTGACCTCGCCCTCGGCGTAGCAGAATTCACACTTGTAGGTCTTCGATACACGCTCCGTGCTGACCAAGGTCACGGTTGCGCTTGGCATGACCCCCTTCAGGTGGTCATTGGTGTAGTCGTTGATGTTGTCCACCATACGCTGCGTACACCTGACAAGTTCCTTGACTGAGGCTGGGCGCAGCGAGCCGCCATTGATAGCGATGCGAATGGTTACTGCGTTGAATCTCATGGTAGTTCCTTTCGTTGTTGGGTAGGTTGTTGGGTGATCAGGGTAGGCAGACTTCCCAGAGGCCGACAAGTTCTGTGCGACCTTCCGGCGCAACATCCACTAGCTTGACCGTGCTGGGCCAGCAGTAGCCGAAGTCGTAGCCGCGCTGCATCATGATGTCACGGTTGTTGCTTGCCGCCTTGGCACACTCAAGGGCGGTTGCCTCGTCGGAGTAGTAGTTCCAGTCCACCTTGTACCCGCCGCGAGTATCGACTGGCTTGGGGTACGACATCCAAGGTTGGCTGGTCGTGTTAATGCTCTTGCTCTTCATGGTAGTTCCTTTCGTTGTTGTTGATGTTGATACTGACGGCCTCGTCAGGTGGTGCGTCACACCACTACATCTAGAGCGGAGAGTGTCCGCCCCAGATGTTTCGGCCTAGGTCACACCGCTACCAGAGCGGACATGACCTTCGACTTGAACTCGGCAGCGTCACCGTAGATGTTGGCGTGCATACGGCGTTCGCTGTTGTCGTTGCGGACGGTGCGTTCGTGATCAGTCCACTCGGTGATCGAGTTGAAGATGCCCCAGAGGGAACCATCAGCGACTGCGTTCTTCGAGTTGTACAGCTTGGACTGCCACTCGGAAACCGTAGCCTGCGCCTTGCGCTTGGCACGCTCGTCGTCAGGCTTGCCGACTGCGGCGATGTACGCACGCTCGTAGATCTCCTGCACATCGGAGGTCTTAGGCTTGGTACGGTTGAGCTGGACAACCTGTGCCTCGAAGGCACGGGCGGTCTCGACACCGAGCACAAGCTCGCGAGCGATGCGCTCGATCTTGAGGTGTACAGAGCGGGTGTGGCGTACCTTGTGGGCGTTGTTGCCAGCCTCACGAAGGGCCATGTTGTAGGTGTTGTTGCACACCACACGCACCGATGTGTTCAGGCAGCTAAACGCTGCGCTACCATCGTGTGAGTTGCCGAACATGGCGTAGGTGCGGACGATATCACCGTTGCCAGCATCGAACACATGGGTGTGAGCACACACGAACGAGATAGCACCGCCCTTGAACGAGCCGCACGACTCGATGCGGACGGGTGCATCGGTGACGGCAGCGACACCGTCACGGATCATCTCGAACACTTCGCGGTTCTGCACAGGGGTGTAGCGGTCACCGACCACACCGAGCACAGCACCATTGTCCGAGCGGACAACTGCACGGTGATCAGGCAGGGTGACACGCGCACCGTCCTGTGCGCCGCCGACCAGAGGCATGGTCTGGATGGGCACGAGATGCACATCCCAGTTCAGGTAGCCAGCGGCCAGAGCCTGATCAGGTGTGAAGGTAGACGGCAGGACTTGGCCGAGGCCATGCCATGCACGAGTGCCAGCGAGAACGAGAGTGTCCGAGGAAGTGATGTTGTGAGCCATGATAGATTCCTTGTTGGTTGTTGGTTGAGACTGACGGCCTCGTCAGGCAGCGCAGTACGCTGCGACACCTAGGGCGGAGAGTGTCCGCCCCAGATGTTTCGGCCTAGCGTGCTCCGTATTCGAGATCGGCCAGCATGGCGCGGCGATCACGGATCAGTACTTCCCGAAAAGCGGGGGCGTTCAAGCGATTGTCAGCATCCCGCTGGAGGTAGTCGCACACCGCACGCAGCTCGTCGCGGACTTCCCAAGCCGTAGCTAGCACGCCGACGACTGGATTGTCGAGGATGGCGCGGAGTTGCTGGCGCACCTCTTCGCACTCGACCTCGCTGATGTAGGTCTCAAGAGTGCCGATGGTAGCTGCCGAGAGACGACGATTGTAGGTAGCTTGCTTCATGTTGGTTCCTTTGGTTGGTTGTTTGAGAAGGACAGTTAGGGCGGAGAGTGTCCGCCCCAAGAGATCAGTTTTAGCTATACGAGCGGATGCTAGGCATAGCCTCACGCACCGTAGCCGTCAAGATATCGTACTCGTAGGCTTCGGTCTTGCGAAGAGGAACCCAGATAGGTTCTTCACCATCCGTTACACGAGCCTCAAAGCAGTCGCTTTGATAGGGATTGTAGCGGATCAGCTTGCCGTAGCTTTGGTTGAGGAAATTGTAGATATGGAAATTCATATCTAGGAATAGTGTGCCGTAGATGAAGGCGTGCACATTCTTGCGCTTCTCGCGCAACACCCGAGCACGGCCAGCTTGGGAGACCTTATAGGTCGGAGCCAGCAGGGCTAGGTGTTGAGTGTGTCCGACGACCTTCCAGCGACCATTCACTTTGGATTGTACGCTGTACAATTTGCGGTGAAAGTTCCAGTAGATGCGGACTGGCGTGTTGTGGTATGGGCGGAGTTCCATAGGGAGTTCCTTGTGTTGTTGGTCTCATCAGGGTAGGCTTAACCTACCGACACCTAGAGCGGAGAGTGTCCGCCCCAGATGTTTCGACCTTACTTGAGCCGCACGACCATGCCGGACTTGTCCCGAGTCATACGACCTAGGGCGGACAAGCCTACGATGCACCCCATAGGATCGCCATCGGAATTGAGATGCGAGATCGGATCGCGAGTGCGGTCGTCGGACTTGCGCCCGTCGATCACATCGTAGCCGTTCCACTTGGTAGGCATCGGCTCGTCCGGCTTGACATCGAACACTACGGCCACATTGATACCGCGCCGGATAGCATCGGATAGCTGGGCATCGGTAGTGTTCTCGGAGCGGCTAAGTGTGAGATGGTAGTCTAGATTGTACTTATTGACCAGATCCCAATTCTTCGAGTACTCGTAGAAATTGAGATCGGCGGGGAGATCGCTACAGGCTTCGCGGATCGCTTGACGGACACGCGAGAGGCCTTGTAGGTCGCTTGTGCCGTTGAGCCGGATCGTGACACGAATGTGACGACCTAGCTTGCGAACACGAGCCGCTACCTTACGACGAGCGGATTCTGCTAGTTCGGCAATGAATCCGGCGCGGTCGGTTAGGTAGTAAACCGAGCGATTAACTTGCGCTTGCTGGACGGTTCCCATGACCATGCGGCCAGCGTGAGAACCTAAGCAAGCAGCATAGCATCCAGCGGACATGAAGGGGCAGAATGCCCCCGGCTTGAAGTACAGGACAAGGGCTAGGTCGGCATCGCCCGAAGACTCGGACTTGTCGATCTTAGCACTAGCCGACCACAAGGTAGATTTAGACCTACGCTTGCCAGTCTTGGTGTACTTGAAGGGTACAATACCAGATGACTTGATATCCGCTAGGATGGTTGCTTGTGCGTGTTGCATATAGGTTCCTTGTTGTTGGTGCATCGGAGCTACCGATGCGTAGACTCGTCAGGCTAGGAGCGATCTAGCGACAATCTAGGCTGATATTCGCGGAGAGTATCCGCCCAGATGTTTCGTACAGGATTCCTACTTGCCACACTTACCTCGTAAGATTGTGCATATTGCACAATTTTGGGGATTTTACACTTGCAGCGTCTGGACTAACGGACTACCTTATCGGCGTTTACCGCTAGTATATGCAAGCGTAGGCTATCGGGTCGATTGTCGCGGCTAGCAATCGCTAGCGGCGGCAACCTAGGCAACCCGTTCCTACTACGATGGACGATGCATCCTATTGCATCCCCTAGGTGAGGCCGTCAGCCCCCGATCCGATCCCGACCTACGCGAAGAACCCGTGTAGCACTTTCCGAGTGTCGCCCTTAAGCTAGCTCATCCATGCCTCATCTTGCAGGGTTGTTTGTGCAAGGCTTGCGCCTTGCCGTTCGCATCGGCCTAACCGATCCCTAGTGCGGGTTCGGCCCCCGCTGCAGTCCACCGTTCGCGTTGTCAAGGATCGCGGCGAACCGCGACACCTAGCATCCAGAGTGTCAGCCCCAACAAAACCGCCGTTTTTCGCACATCTATTAGGGAGCGGCGCGACCATGTGCCCCCGTATCGTATGCGAATTCGTCATAAACCCTTGCAATTACGCCACTTATGACGGATTCATAGTCCGGCACACGGGGGGAAGGAGGGCAGCTCAACTAACGATACCCATCTCGGATTTTTCCGCCAAACTATTTCGGGCGGATAGGGCCACTTTGGAGGCGGCAATCCAGAGATAAAGATGACCCCCTAGCTAGCACCATGCTAACCAGAGGGCCATGCCCCCCTCAACAATGCACCACGGGGTTGAGGGGTAACCAGTATAGCCTACAGACGGCTCATGTCAACGCTCAGTTACAACAAGATGCCCCGTCAGCGTCACAGCCGAGGAGCTGGTGTTCTTCAGGAAGTAGTGCAGGTTGCTACCCGTGTACAGGCGGATGCCCGGATCGGAGTACTGGTTGACCAACGCCACATTGACTTGGCTAGCCGACACCACCATGAGGGGTCGAGCTACGATTAGCGACACCGCTCCAGCAGTTAAGCTCGTGCCCAAGGTGATCGACTGGATGCTGCGTACACCCTTGCAGCCTGCGTCTAATCTGAACCAGACCACATTGCCAATCACGGGTGTCGGAGGGATCTGGTCGCCAGCAATAGCCGCCAGCGTAGCCGTCTTACCCGCGACACCATCGCTGTTGGTGTAGCTGACCGTACTGTTGCTAATAGCCGCTGCGTTGGTGTTGGCGGTCGTGGTCACCAGACCAATGATGTAGCCTGCGCCGTTTGTGCTGCCGTCTAGATCACGCGCAGGGAAGGTTGGGGTCGTAATAGCCTGAGCGGTCGTAGTCGTCACCACGAGGCCCGTATTGACCCACACGATGTCCGCCAGCATGATCGTGCAGAGGGTCGTCGTAGCCGCAGCAGCCTCGGTGATGTACAACTGACCAGTCGGTGTCCAGAGCGGAAGGCAACCGTTGTCGGCTGCTGTCATGCCGTCTGTAGCTCGACCGTTGAGGCCGGGAGTGCCGGGCGACCAAGCACCGTTAAAGCCTGCGTCCTTCCAGAACGCATACCAGTAGGCTGTGCCCTCGGTCGCTGTACCGACCTTGTTGACCCCAATGACCCTACCAGTCACCCCGACATTGGACGGGTTGTTGACCTTCTTGTCGCCACTAGGGTCGAACACGCACCACTCGCCGCCGTCTGTCCATTGCAGGGACTCTCCGGCAGACAGAACAGCCTTGAACAAGCAGTACTCAGTACCGCTGACATCCTTCTTAACCGTCACCGTGTTGGCCGTAGTCGCATGGCGGTTGAACACCGAGATGCTCTTGATCCCTCTCTGGGTAGACGCAGCAGGTGCTGCCACAATCACGGTCGTACCGACTGTGTTGATCGTACCCTGACTGTCAGCAGGCGTGAACGCGCTGGTTGTCATGTCCACATACGACACCGCATAGTCGATATCGGCTGTGCTGCTGGTCGTTAGCTCAAGTACTTTGGTCGTAGCGTCGAGTGTGATTGCCATGTTAGAAGCCTCCAAACGCCATACGGGCCATAACTGCTGGTTGGTTTAGTCCAGAACCACCACCGCCTCCGCTAGGGGCAGCCCATGTACCGTCTGCGCGTAGGAAGTTAGTTGTACCACCTCCGCTGGCTGGGGCTACTCCGCCCGTTGAGGTTGTAAACAATGGAAGCTGCGCTGGCGGTACTTTTCCAATACCATCTAATTCAGCATATCCATTTACCCCACCTTTAGCTGAAATGACCTGCACTTCAGAGCCATTAACGGTAACTAGACCACTCCCCTTGGTCGTGATTTCGATACCAATATCCGTATCCGTACCGTCAGCCGACACAACTACAGGCGTTCCCGTATCAGAGTTGGTAGCAGTCAGGTAGTTAACAGCAGCACTTGTCCCGTTGTCATCAAACCGCAAGACGGTGTGGCTGTATGTTGGGTCAATGACCGAGTTCAGCGGCAGATCGAGCGGAATAGCCTCCGCTTCCAAGACTGCGATGCGTGTTTCGTGGTTGTTTTGTACGCCTAAGAACTGTGTCTCAGCCGATACAAGAGCGGGTTGGTTCGTGTTGCGGGGTAGTGCCATAGTCGATGGGAAAGCTGGGAGGCTCACAACCCCCCAGCCCACCTCACTTTCTCAGTAGATCCAATTCACAGGAAGTTCGCGATACACAGAGCTGTCAGAGCTGATGTATTCTCCAAAGTACAAGCCTGCACGACCAGTCAACGGACTGCCAGCCATAACGCTGACCATCCAGTTACCGATGTCGCTCGTCCACTTAGCTTGGGCCGTAGAAGCTGCGTCAAGCATTTGAGCTTCAGTCGGGCAAGCGTAGCGGAACTTGACATTGCTGCGGTAGCGTGCTTGGGTGCGCTGGATCATGCGGCCCAAGACATCGTCGTGCGGGTCGTTTGCCCACCACATCAGACCACCGTGGTAGGTCGTCGAAAGCGGGGTGGTCACTTCGACCGTACCTACAGGCGACAAGTTAACAACCAAACCAGTACCAGCCGTTTCGGTGTCGCCATTGCCAGCGTCAATGGTGCAAGTCACATCAGACAGCGTGGTTGTAAACTCACCGTTTACGCCGCTACCAGCTTGTTGTCCCGGCAAGAAACGATAGCTTGCATCGGTAAACGCTGGTGCAATGTCACATGAAGTTACAGCACCCGCGCTAACCGTTTTAATACGCAGCTTAACTTTCTTGCCCACACAATCGCCACCATCAACGGAGATTGTACGGCCCACGGTCACAAACCCAGTACCGCCGTTAACAATAGTCGCATTGACGGCACTTTCCGTAGCAGTCTTAAACCGCCTCGGGTACTGCTGACCAATGAACTCGTAGAGGTGGTAAACAGGCGGCAGGTACTGGAGGTTAGCGTGCTGCTGCTCCATGTACCACAGGAGCGAAAGCTGCTCCGTGTGCCACGAGGGAAGAGCTGCAAGCTGTGCTCGGGTAAAGACACCCGTGTAACGCTCGGTGAAGACGGGGTCGTTGATCGAGCGACCAGCCCAGTCTGCACCACCGCTGTAGCCAAGACCACCAGCAAACTCCTTCATGATCGGAGTGTTCAGGCGGAAGTCGGGGCAACCATAGTGGTTGACAACGCCAGCCACGGTGCTATCGACATTCGGGCGAATGCCGTAGAACGAGCGCATGGTGTCGGTGAAGTCGTTGCTGTTAAGCGGCCCCGTCAATTGCGACAGGATGCAGCGAACACCACCAAAGCTAGAACCCATCAAGAAGATCTTGCTGGGATCAATACCGAACTCAGTAGCGCGGCTCTTGAGCACCATTACGAACAGCTTGAGCTGCGTAAACAGGGCTTCGGCTGCAATCGGCTCGTTACCTTGCGGGGCGTTCCAGACGAGACCTTGAGCGTGTGCTGCGCCCAGCGTGTCTGTCTGAAGGATACCACCAGTAGCGTAGTTGGTATCGTTCATCGGGAAGATGTGCTGCTGGGCGGTAAAGCCCACCAGAACAGTCTTGATGTCGGTACGCCCTTGGAGATGCGAGAAAACAGCATTACCGTTAGAGTTAACAATAAACGGTAGACGACCATCGTTCTGAGCAGCACCACCGCCGTGTACATACACGAGGCAGGGGTTTGACTCAGCACGAGTGCCGCTAGGGTGCAGCTTCACATGGAAGCGGCTAGCATCGTAGTTAGGATCCCAACGCAAGTCGATTGCGTCTCGACCTGCGGATAGATCAAAGTTGATTGTTGCCATTGTGAGGTGTTAGTCAGCGTAGGGGTGAGAAGGTTCCATCTGTTTCCGGCAGCAGGCGAGCCATACCGCCAGAGATGATAAGACGGGTGTTAGCAGCAAACCCAGAAATGCTAGCTCCGACACCGATCTTGATACCGTTGGTGCAGTCAATGCGTGACACCGACAAGCAGTTGCTGTGGGTCGTGTTTCCACGGTCTCCTACAGCCGGAACATAGGTGTTGTTGGCAAAGATGGTATTGTTGTAGACACCACCGTTGTTGTTCACGAACAGCTCGCTCTTAGTCATCTGCTTCCACGACATTGTGCCAGCAGCTTCGTCAATGACCTTACCGCTCAGGAAGCACACCGTGGCGTGGTAATGCCACAGCAGACGCTGAGTGGTGACGGGAGTGATGTTGCCGGACTGATGCAAAGACAACGAGTCCGTACCCGGCACAAGGTTAGCTTGACGAGCAGCCGTAGCTGTCGGCCAAGTGTTTGTACCACCAGAGGTGCGGTAGGTCGGCAACTCTTTAGTCAGGTCACCAGTCGCAATCAGGGTTGCCGTAATTTGTCCAGCAGTCGTTGCTGAGAACGCTTCGGCAAAGCCCCAGACATCAACATCAAGCTGTACAGGCCAGCTATAAAGGTCACGCTGAGTCAGGACAATGGGCTGGTGCAGGTACACATAGTCGCTCAAAACTTTGGTTTCGGCAGTACCTGCCCACCAAGTGTTGGCGTTAGCTGTAGCTGCATCAATAGCAGAGTGGGTGTTTTGTGCTTTAACGATCTGTTCCCCTAGGGGGCCAGACCGCAGTTTGAAGGGTCGCATGGAGAGGTGTTTCTTTAGTTGGGATGTATAGTTCTAACCGAGCAAGCGACGAGCTAACTCAGGGTTCTGTCGTAGGAGCAGCGGGATGAGCTGATCTAAAGCCCGTACCTGCCGCTCATCTAGTTCTAGTTCATAAGCTGCCGAGGCTGCATGGAGCAGCTCGTGGAGGAGGGTAGTCGGCAACATGGATTCGTCTTGGGGGCTGATCAGGATGGTCGGCTTGGGGTGTTCCCAGTACTGTCCCCAGTCACCCAGCTCGGCTACCTCCTTGACATCGATGTTCTGGACACCAAGGTGGAGGGTCTGAAGATACCACTTCTTCTGCTGCTTCTTTGCCATGCTTCTACCTTAGCCGGATATGAGTTGTATTCATTCTGATATTGGCAGGCCAGCTCCGCGCCGTCCCCAATCCAGATATGAATACATCCCTCATGCTCAAGTTAGAAAACCCATATGCTCTACTTCTGTTCTACTTCAAAAGTAGAAGGGGGGTTAGAGGGGGGGAGGCACGACTCGTCCCTCGTCGGCCTGAGAAGGGTAACAAACCTCACTACCAACTTCTTCCAACTTCGATCAAGATTTCTGATTTTTCTTTCCGGCTGCTACTTTCAAAGGATTTGTCGCCAAGCGGAGGCTGCGTTAGCAGACTCCTGCTTTATCCTGTGAATCATATAGATACTAAGAAACGGGCCAACGCAATAGGAACGCATTACAGCGATTCTGCTATGGGGCTGGTAGGTAGAGACCTGTAGACTAGCTATCGTTTACCAGCGGCCCTTGTAGCGCGTCTGGAGCGATCCCATCCAGCCTTGGGGGGTTGGCCTCCTACCAATGGCGTGCTCGACGAAGGTGTCCAGCTCCTTTTGGAGACGGTCGGCCTTACGGACAGCCATAGCATCATCAACGGATGCGCCGATCTTTTCGACCCAGTAGTTGACGGCCATCGATAAAGCGTCTAAGCGGTCGTCGTGGACTAGGCTTCCACGGTCAAGCGTGATGTGGGCTAGTTGGAAGAGGAGGCTGTACTTGAGGCGTTGTTCGACACCCATGTCGCTGGTGTCGTTACGGACAAAGGCTAGGTCACGCTCGATCAGCTTGCGGTCGAAGATCAGGCGGTGCTGGTTCATGACTGGTTCGAGGGTCTCGATGATTCGCCGCTCTTTTTGCGACGAATGTTTGACCTCGGTCAAGGTGCATGGGTGGTACTTACGGAGGATCGGGGCAAAGAGCTGACCCCACATACCGTCACCGTAGTTCGCTTCGTGTACGATCTCCGTAACCTTGTATTTAGCAGCGACTTGCGCTAGCCGTGTAAGGTTCTGTTCGGTGTATCCACCACGGACACCGTCAGCGTCTAGGACGAAGAACTGGTGGGAGAGTTTGGCGATGACACAGTAGCCCAGCTCGTCTTTACCACGACCGCTGGGGTCGATAGTCATGACGATGCCGTCATACTTGGTGGGCTGACCGACACGGGACATGGGGCGGTAGTAACGGTCGCCGCTAAAACCGAGGGTCTCGATGTCCCACTCTAGTGTTCTGTCGGAAGCGTAAACCAGCTTCTCGAATCCGTGAGTATTGTCAAGGTCGTCAACGATTAAGTCCGACAGCTTGAGCGGGTAGCGATCAGCATCGCTGATGGAGGTGTCGAGCTGGAATTGGAGAGCGAATCCTGAGCGTCCGTAGGATAGCTCGCGTTCTTCTAAGTCTAGGTCGCTAAAGCGTTTAGGGTCAATTGGGTCGCCCTCGTCCAGACCCAACCCGTCGATAAACGGGGCTAGTTTGTCTGCGTAACCCTTGCGCTGTTTACCAGTTGGCATACGGGCAGGCCAGATGCGAGTCTGGTAGCCACGCTGGGGGAGGATCGAGTAGATCGACTCGGCAGACTGGGGTGTGCCTAGGAACAGCACCTTGCTGCTGTCGCCGGGCTTGAGGACTGCGTCAAATTCCTTGATGGACTCCAGCAGCTTCTCACGCATACCGGGTGTCCACGAGTTGTTGGCAACCTCGATGTCGTCGGCTACAACTAGGTTCGCTCGACTACCCGTGATCTGACCAGTAATACCAACCGAACGAACAGACGGGGCATGAGAAGCAGGAGCAGGGCCGACATCAAATGCGATCTTGGAGTTGCGCTGCTCGCCCCGTGGGGCAAGGTGGTTGAGGAAGGGTAGCTCGTTGATTAGACGAAGGGTAAAGGTCGTGAAGTCATCTGCGCGTGTCTTGGATGCAGACACGACGAGGATGTTGTCGGCAGGGTGATGGTAGAGCCACCACAGCACATAAGCCGAGGTAATCCACGACTTGCCTACACCACGATACGCCTGAACAATGGAGCGTTTTGGGCCGTGATGTAAGTAAGACGCAATGTCGTATTGGACTGGGGTCGGGTCAGGGAGACCTAACCCACGCCAGCAGAGGAACACGAAGTTCCTGAAGTCACTAAGATCAAGTGCCGTACTTTTGCGTGTCATCGAATGGGAGAATCTTGGCTAGCCCTTCGAGGCCGCTGTCTTTGACTGGGACAGCCTCGATGCCGTTGTCTTTCAGCATCTGTCGGGCCACATTCAGTTCAGCCGCTGTAGCCTGACCGCTGCGGATGCGAGCTAGGAGGTCTTCGGCTAGGGCTTGGTGCAGGGTTGCGAATGTTTCACTTAGGTCGGTCATGGAAAAAGATACCTCGCTACGATTGATGCTACCGTAGCTACGGCAGCGGCCCATCCCAAGAACCATGCTCGGGACATCTCTAGCTCGACGATACGGGTTTCTAGCTTAGTAATACGCTCGGCCACTTGGGTCTGTTTGTCGCTCATAGTCTCGATTTTGCCTTCGATGCGACCGATGGCGACTAGGACTTCTACTAGGTTAGCGTCGATTTTGTCTTGATTCATGTTTACTCGTTATCGTAGATGCCGAGCTTAGTCGGAGCTTCACCACGCTGGGCGGCGGCTTTTTGCCGCTTAATGGTTTCCACCGAGTTACGGAGACTCGGGTATTTACGCAGCATCTCGCGCCACGCAAGCATACGGTACTTGCTCATCTCGGTGCGGATCTCCGATACACGGGGCGACTGCACAAAGTCAGACGACATAGGCGACAGCCTCGTGTAGCGATCACTCTTGACCAAGTCGGTCAGAGCTTCCTCGAGGTTCTTACCGCGAACAAGAGTCTCGCTGAAGATCTCTTGGAACTTGTCGTGAGCATTGCGGCCATCCGGCAAGTCCACACGCCGCAGGTCAATACCCTCGGCCATGTAGTGCAGCGGACGGAACGCAGTACCAAGGTTGATCAGTTCGTTGCGGAGGGCATCGTCCTGAACAGGTGCTGTGTTGATGGGCGAGAACAGGTCGATGAAGAATCGATCTGTACGCTTGATCGGCCTACCGAACATATCGCGTGCGGGTAGATTGTTATCGGACAGGCCCGGGATCTGGTTGAAGACAGACGACACAATTCCATCAAAGATCTCAGGATCGTTGATGCGCTTGTAGTCGTCGGTGTAGTCCGTCAAGCTGCGAAGCTGCGACGAGTACGGAACCAGCGTTCCGATGTGGCGTGCAACCCACTTCTTGGCGACCTCGGGATCCTGCTGACTGAGCATATCGATAGCAGTAGACACGCCTTGCAGGTAGCTCTTGAAGTGGGTTGCACGCCA